CACGTGAAAGGTACCAGTGCCGTCCTGCCAGACGATCACCAAGGCAGACAGATCACGAGTGGCACCGAGATCAAGACCGGCAAAGACGCGGGCGCCGGCGGGGATATTCGGCTCACTGGAGCAGGCGCGCCATGCGGCTTGATCCATAAACCGTGCCTCGGCGGCAACGCGCTGGTTGAGGATCAGATTGCGGAAGGCGTTCTCACGGGCGGGCATTTGTTGGGCTTGCCTGGCGAGCCGCTCGACATCCGCGAGTGAGCGGAAATCATCCAAGGCGGGATTGGCGGCACGCCAAGCCTTTCGGCTCCACGGATCCGCGCTCTCGGGGGCGCTGTAGAGTGTCAGATGAAAGGCGGGATCGCGGATCTCACCCCCCTTGAGCTTGAGGCCATAGTCGATGAGCTGGGACATGGGCGCGAAGTCATCAGCTGCTTGGGTTGAAATCACCAACATCAGCGGATTTTCTCGCGCACCGAGAGCGCTATCCATCGCGTCGAAGAGCGCGCGGCTGTCGGCCGAGCCGAGCTCGTCGTAAATCGCGAACGAGGGGGAGAGTCCCAATTTTGTCTTTGCCTCGGCGGTCAATGCGACGTAAATGGAACCGTTGACCAGATCGTGGATCTCCTTCCGAAATGAGGTGACGTTGGTGCGCGCCAACAGTACCGGGTGGCGATCGATCAGCGCGACCATCTCATTGAAAATCCGTGCCGATTGAAAGCGATCGTTGGCGCAGGAGTAGATCTCGCCGCGGCTCTCTGCCTCCGGACCGCACAGGTGGCAGAGCGCCAGAGCGGCGGCGAGCTGACTCTTTCCGTTCTTGCGGGCCATACTCAGAACCGCCGTTCGAATCGGCCTGATGCCGTGCTTGTCCTCCCGGTAGACAGCCTCAATAAATTTGCGTTGCCATGGGCGCACGCGGAGCTTCGAGCGCGCGTGTTTTCCGGTGGTGATCTCAAGATCCTCGAGAAATGCGATCACCCGATCCGGCCGGGACAGCCCTGGCGCGTCCCAGGGAAACGAGTGAGAGCTCACCGCCTCGAGCTTCTGGCGCCGCGGCAACAGGGGCTTCGCATTCGGTCCTCGGAGACCCATGGTGATCCCTTCCATTCAGACGTTCTGGCTCAAAACTGCATATCTGCACCGCCTACTCAGGACGCATTCTCCCGCTGAACACTGCCGTAGGCCATCTAACTAATTAACTCTACTCATGATTGCAGCCGCGCCGACCATGTTGATCTCCATTTTTAGAAGCATCCCCCCCGGGGGGCTAGAAAGCTGACCTTCACACGATTGAGCCACAGTCACCATTCTCACCGTAATTGTCCGAGCAGCTTGACCGCACCAGCATCCCGTCGTGCGGCCAATGCGGCTGCTCCACCAACGGCAAACACGGCGACAGCGCGAAGAAGCTAAGCAAGCTGACGCCCTGCTCCCGAATCGAAGCGACAGTGGGCACCGCGGGTCAGGCGAGCAATCTCGCGAAAGACCTGTTCGACTTCACGATTGTGACCCTCCTGAAACATGAAGACCGGAACGCTGAGGCGCCCAAGATCAGCAGCGAGTTGGGTCAAGATATCCGGAGATTCCTCACAGGCGTCACCGATAAAGACGACAGCGCTGATCTTTGAGCGCAGGGCCTCCTGGGCGCAGTGAGTCAGCACCCGCCTGAGCTGGGTGTGGCCCGCACGGCAGTCGATCGAGGACATCGCCTTGGCGAGGTAGGCCGAGCTATCATACCAACGCGAAGCCCGACACTCGCCTTCGGGGAGCCCCGCGGGTCCCCGGTAGTAGACCAGCTGCACGTCGAGCGGACCAATTCCAGCGACTTCGCGGAACATTTCCGCCTGAATTTGGCACGCAGCGTCCCAGGTCTTTTCCCGGCTTTTGGTGGCGTCGAGAGCGAAGATCAGACGCCCTCGGTGGGCTTTTTCCTGTGCTTTTTCAGCAAGAAAGCGGTCAATTTGCGAATCGATTAAATTCGTCATCTGGCTCCTCCAAGGGTGGGAGTTGTTGCTTTGGGCACCTTCATCCAGCCACTCTAGGCAAACTGTCATTCTTCTCTCTGACACTTCTCCCGCATTGGGTTATTGAAGGGGGTAAAACCAACAACTCCCACCCTCACTCAAGGCGCCACAGCGGATATCCGTGTAGGATTCCGGCACGGACGATACGCAGACCGGCGCTGATTTTTCCGTCCATTCTCTTAAGCCAATGCCCAAGCCGCTTCGCGCTGATGAAGCCTGGCCGCGCTCGCTCCTCGGCAATAGCGAGCAGGGAGTTTCGAAGCTCCTGAATCAAAGCCGCTCGCTCGATGATTTGCTGCACCTGAACCTTGGATCCGATGCCGAGCGCGTCACGCCAGGCAATCACAACTGCCGTATGCTCCTCCCGCACGGGATCATCTTCGCGCAACCGGTCCATCGACCGGCACGGGTCCGCGCGATCGAGCCAGCGTAGTGCGTCGCGCACCCAGGTCGACCACATTTCAAACCCGCCGAGCGGCGCCGACATGGGCGCCGGTTTCGCCACGCGGCCGGCGCGCAACACGGTCAGCCCGGCCGCGACCAATTCACTGCGGCGCTGCCGGAATATGGTCTTCGGGTTGAATTCGAATTCGCGCAGCTCGGGGCACGCCACACCGGCGTCGAGCTCGCAGAGCAGCGAGCGCCGAGTCAGATCACCTTCGATGGTCAGATTGTTGCCCGTCGCGGTGAACAGCGCCGATACCGGTACGATGACCTGCTGCGACAACCCAAGGGGCCGAACCTGGACACGGTGCTGCGTCAATGCCTGGCACAGCAGCGTGCCGGACAACGGGGCAATGCAGTTGTCGAACGCGACGATCGCATCGCCACTCAGAAGCGCCGCGCCAAGGCGCTTTTCGCCCTCCTCCTCGTTCTTCCCCGGAGCCATGACTGGCGCATCGTGTCCGCTGAGCAAGATCGAGGCGAGATCAACAAGCATGGATTTTCCGGTGCCGGCTGTGGGCGCCGTAATGCCGTGTAGCGGCGCATGGTCCAACGCGCGTCGACTAAGAGCAGTCAACAACAGCGACAACGCGACCGAGCGGTCCACGGGGGTCTTGAACGGGAAGCTAGCGATTGCCTGCTCCAGCACCGTCAAGGCGGCGAGCGCATCGCCCCGGGTCGGATTATCGAGCAGCGCAGGGAAGGTTTCGCCGTCCGGTTTGAACAGCAGACGCGTCCCGGCATCGTAGCCCTGCAGCATCGCCAAGGTGCCATCGGGCCTGAGTTGCGGGGTATGCACAATGCCGAGCACAACAGGCAGTCGCCACACCCCCTCGCGCGCAGCAAACATCTCGCCGACGAACTGCGGACACCTTTTCGGGATCCAGGCTTTTGACCGTTTATCGTAAACCGTGAAGACCGCGACACGCGCCAGCATTTCGAGAAGAAATGGCAACTTGACCGACGAGAACCGCCACGTGATGGTCGCTCGATTGTCAGCGGCATGGGCAGACTCGAGCACGGGGCGAACCAGGATGCCGCCGCGATGATAGATGTCGAGACCGCCGGCTTGGATCAGCGCCTCTTCGGCCTCGTCGACAGCATGATGCTCGTTACCTTCAACCAGCTGGATGACGCGCCGGGTGTCGGGTACCCGTGCAGGCGCGACTATTGCGGCGATACTCAGCTTTGGTGCCTCAAGTCGCGCCGGCGGCCGAACGCGCGGCTGCGACTGAGCTCCGGTGGCTCCGCTGTCGATGGTACGCCAGGCAGCGTTGGCGCCGTCGTCGCCGACCAGACCGCATTTCTCGGCCGCCTCGAACAACCGCTGGCGTACCATCGCCTCGTCGAGCAGGCCGGGGTTGCCGTATACGATCTGAAAGAGGTTGTAAGCGCCAAGATTGAGCGCCGCGTTGCGCTGCCCTGGTGGCGTTGCCGCGATCTTATTGCATTCGTCTTCGAGCGCGGCTGTCGCCCATGCGAGATCACGTTTCGAGTTCTTGTGGGCTGCCTTGCCGCGACCGGTCGATTCCTTGCGTGGTGAGACCAAGGCGACCAGCCATGCCGGCGCGGGAGCGGGAGCGGTGCCGGCCTGTGGATCCCAGCGATACTGTGACCCGTCAGCGCGGATTGACGGCGGCAGGATTACGTAGCCGCCGTTCGACCTGATATCGATGCCGTCACCGGGGACACCCTGGGTGCTCTTGATCGTCAGCTGCGGTTGCCACAAGAAGAATAGGTGCCGTCCACCGCGAGGCGTGATGCTGGTCAGCGTGGCGGCAACTTCGCCGTTGCGCGCGATGAGCTCCGACCAGAGTGGAAAGCCGTTGATCCCCTTGACGGGGTCGACATCGATATCGAGCACCCAGACACCGGAGCTCTCTCCTGTTGGGATTCCAATCATGGCGTCCGGGAATCGCATCCACCATGCACGCAGCTGTGCCTCTTCCCGGCTGGCATCCTTGAAGCCGTGAACGGTAAGCGGCCGTTTATCGTCCGGGTTACAGGGAAAGACCGGGATCCGCAGCGCCAGCGCGTAGTGAAGCGCAGCATCAAGCATTGACGCGACCTGGTGTACTTGATGCGCTTGACCGTTGGGGCCCATCAATCGATCCTTCCATCGAATCGACGGATGAATAGATCCTTTAGCCACTTCGGCTGTGCCGCCGAAGGCGCACGGTATTCGAGTTGATCGGCAACGCTCTCGATAAAATCGTACTCACGGCCATAAAAAAGATGTTTGTTGGCTGCGCAGTGGCGCGCGATTTCCCGCCACGAGTAGCCGTTGACGCCGGAACCAACTCCGATGTTGAAGGTACCCATCGATGGACCCGCGATGATGGCGCTCTTGCGTCCATGCTCGCTGCCATCGGCAAAGCCCGTCTGGTAGGCGGTATCGTAGATGCGCTGCATCTCGGCGGCGGCGAGCGATGCGCTACTTGACGGCGCATTGTTGCCCTCGATTCGCTCGGCGAGCGCGTGAATATCGAGCTTGCCGTTAACAAGCAGCCGCAGCAGTAGTCGCAGGGCATTGTGGACGTCGTTTTTGGCCGGGCTGGTCAGCATGCGCACCAAGCCTGCCACCTTCGTGAACTCAGTCATGGCGCAGGCACCTCTCGCGGTGGCTGCACATCTTGCAGCGGAAGTCTTCACAGGCCGGATCGAGCCGCGGCAACAATTCGCCGACGCGCGTCGCCTCGATAACCTGCACCGCGCGGTCGCTTGCCTCCTGCGCGCGACGGGCGTCGAACGCGACGGTGAAGTAGAGACGCTCACATGTGTCTGCGTTGGTGACAGTGACTAGCGCTGGATTGCGGACATCGAGAAAATTCTGATAGAGCGCCACTTGT